CAGTAGTAACAGCATCAGTAGTAACAGCACCATTACCAGTAACAGTACCAGTACCAGTACCTTCATTGCTTACACCGTTTAGTTCATCAACATAGAGGCGCGTAGCAAGTACAGGTGTGTAGCTATTAAGAAGAGCGTTGTCTTTTACGTTCATATCTCCTTGTCTTAGTATAAGATCACCAACAGCTATATACTTATCTGGCGTGTCAGGGTCTTTTATAATAAGGTTTGCAGCTTTGAAAAGGCCAACTGATGAATCGAGACCTTGAGATGCAATACCATCAAGAATAGCAAAAGGTGTCGATGCTTCATTGGTACCTATTACAGTACTCGCAAACCGAACTTCTTCAGGATTAATTCCCATTTCCCTAGCAGCATAGAGTTTTGCCATCGTATTCTCTATAAGGCTTGTAGCATAGAGCTTTTGATCATTTTTGGCTTTATATGTGAGCGGACTTGCTTTAGTTTCAAAGTATACTTGAAAAGGTGTCCAAGCTTTAGCACTTTCCATAGCCTTTAGAAACCCTTCGGGGTCCTTTATTACAGAGTCACTGTCTTGTAAAAACTCATTTAGAGCCTTAAAACCATCTTGACCTGAAGCTTCAGCAACACCAGTTATCTTAATGAATTTAGGTAAGTCTTCTAGAGCAATGTGGTTACTTGGGTTCTTCGCGTTATTATCGTTCCTCCATTTCTCCCACTGTAAAAGAGTACTAGGGTCTTGGACAGCCTTCCCCCAGAACTCTGCTTCAGCGGAGTTTTCATCTAAGCTCTTTATGTCTATGTTATTAATAAGATTAGCTACTTGTCGGGTTTCTTTTGGAGTAAGACGTCCCCCACCAGCAACAGAAGTAGCACTAGGCGTAGGTGAAGCCCCAGGAGGTCCACTCACACGCACGTTAGTCTCACCATTTCCAGGTGAAGCGAAAGCTGAAAGAGCACCAGAGGGAAGACCTAGACTACCTACCATCGATGCGATCTTCATGGATTGGTTAAAACTATTCAAAGCCTGAGCGTCTTCATACCTTCGCTCATTCTCCGCTAAGGCAGCATCTGCTCTAGCATCTACAATGCCGTCCCTCTTCTGTTGGTACTTAAACTGCGATTCACGCCATTCTTGAGCTTCTTGACGCTCAGCTCTACGTTCGTCCCGTGTTTCATCAATCTGACGTTCTCTTTCGTTAGCCTCTACACCTTTTGCGATACCTGCCCAGAAACTCATACCATATCACCTTCTATTTCCTTGGATTTGGGACGTGCCATCAACCCTTTTGTTTCCTTCAGAGTATCCTCTGATTCAGGAGTTATATCCTTCATGTCTTTATCGGAGGGGTCTACAAAGTCTGTATACTCCTCACCAGTTGTCTCCTCAAGACGCTCTAACTCCTTAATGATACGCTTGTTGTTTATGACGTAATCTAAGGCAGCTTTCTCTTCAGAGTCATCTGGGAAACCTTCTTCGTATTCAATGCCTGCTCTGTCTGCTATAGTCTTAATGGTTTCATGTAGAATAGGAGCAATGATAAGAGATATGTCAATGCTATGACGTCCTTCCATAACAGCAGCTCTCAAGATACCTTCTGTTAACTCTACAACAGATGAGTCTAGTTCCATAAGGTCTATTAAAGCCTCAGTACGCTCTTTAGTTGAGATACGTTCTAGATGCCAAAGTATAGCCTCTTCTGGTTTATTCATCTCAGGAGGATTCTCATAGGGTGCGTTCTTAGGCTCAGCTGTAAGGCTCTGTCCTGGGAATATCTGTGGCATTAACCAAGTTCCTTCTTATATTATTATTAATTACTAAACTTGTTATAGTAGGCTGAAAGAGAAGTACCAAACTTATCAGATGGGTTGTACTGCCCTTTAGAACTAACGTACTTACGGAGTCCAGTAGTACCACCTAAGTGTGCAACAGCACGTAAGCCATCTCTATTATAGGTGTTAGACCCTTTTAGGGAGTCTATAACCCTGTCTATATCCTTCAAGTGCCAACTAAAGACTTGATTCTGTAATGAAGGATTAAGTCTAAACTCCTCAGTAGTAAAGGACTTACCTGTAGCTTTCTTGTAGTCTTTAAGACGAGCATCGCCAAACTGAAATGCTCCTGTCATTGTCCTACCGTCCTCAAGGGTGATCTGAATACCTGTGTCACCACCTGACTCCGACATCATCATCTTCTTAGAGAAACCCTCAAGACCCTCTATAGTGCCAAAGTCAGAAGCAGCTTTCTCATCTTCAAAGGCTTGGGCTTCCTTCTTTCTCTTATCTTTAAAGGCTTGTTCTTTGGAGTCCTGTATATTCTCCATCATTGCGAGACCTACACCACCTGCCATACCACCTGATGTTTCTTTAGGTTCTGGCCTAGCCATAGGACGCATAAGACCCTCTTGCACCTTTTCTACTTGCTCAGCAGCCACAGGAGCAGCAAACTTAGAACGATTGTTCATTGTATGCTCTCTTGCTCTCTCAAGGTTCTCTTTGTAGTTCAATCCTGACATTACTTATAATCCCTTATATACCCGCTAGTCTAGCGTATAGGTAACCTTTAGAAGCCTTCTCATCAGCATCAGCTTGATCACCTGCCAATTCACGTTGCATATCCATTTGCAATTCAGCAAGGAATACACTTAAGGCACGGTCAGATGCCGACTCAGACTGACGGAAAGAGTTATCCATCAAGTCACGTTCTCGTTGCCATATCTGATCAATAGCACCCATCGTCATACCGTTAGCAGCTTGGGCGTGTTGAAGGTTAGCAGCATTTTGAGCAGCTGCGTTAGCTACGGAGGCGTTCTGTCTCCACTGTGCGTTAGCTTGAGCAACGATTAGAGCGTTCTGAGCATTGAACTGATCCCGTTGTACTGTCATACCAGCGTTGAACTTCTGGACTTCATTAGCCATATTAGCAAAGAACTGATTAGTCTGGTTCTCACTAGCAGCATTAAACTGCTTGGCAGCGTTCTCAGCAGCTTGGTCAGTGAAGAGACCTTGTATAACTGACTGTGCTTTAAACATCTCTGTTTGTTGCATAAGCTCTGTGTTAGCCATATCCATAGCTAGGAAAGCGTTAGCGTTCTGTATCGCAGCCTGCTGTCTGTTACTTAGGTTAGTAAGCTCAACTTGAGACATAGCAGCAGCATCAGCCATCATCTTAGCATTAACAGCATTCATATTAGCTAAGTCTACAGTCTGTGCTAGTCTAGCATTCTCTAAGGCAACCTGTTGTTCAGCTGTGAAGTTCATATTAGCAATGTCACTAATCTTAGCTGCGTTCTGTACCCTAGTTTGGAACTCCTGTGTAAACTGCATACCTAAGAAGTTAGCACGTTGCTCAGCTGCAAACATAGCAGTCTGTTGTCTATTAGATAGGTTCTGCATCTCAAAGGATGCATGAGTCTGAGCATCTTGCAGTGCAATAGGTAGTGCAGACTCCATAGTAGCCTGTACAATGGCTTGACCAGCTATAGAGGACGCAGCTAGACCCCTAGCAGCCATAGCCGCAGTAGCAGCTCTCATAGCTCCTGAGGCCCATGCTGGTGTGTTGCCACCCTCAAAGTCCTCCATCAAGTCTTCCATTTGACCTTGAACTGTAGCTTGCTTAGACGCTGTAGCTTGAGCAGCTTCGAAGTCTAACGCTTCGTCTACCTTCGACATATCAACAGAGGAGCCTTCTAATAGCTCACCATCTTCTAGAACACGGTCATCGGTATCAGCTACCTTCTGAGCCTCATCTATAGTTGTAGCTTCAAGATCCAACTGAGCTAACTCAGTAGGGTCTAACGTAGCAGCTTCAGCTAAGGAATCATCTGATACAGTACCTTGGACTGCGTTAACGTCCTCTAGTGCTGAACTAACATCATCTGATACAGTAGATGCTTCTACAGTAGCAGCATCAAAGTTGTCTGGTGTACTTATCTGTGGAGCATCACCAGTTAGTTGACCAGTACCTTCATCTATGTTAGTACCAGCTTCATTAGAGTTTATAGTAGCGACATCAGCTTTACCAAACATAGACCCAGGATCAGTTACAGCTTGTAACATCATTTCATCTGATTGCTTCTTAATCAACTTAGCCCGTGCTTCAGCTTCCTGCTTCTTCTTAGCCTCTGCAGCTCTAGCAGCAGCAGCAGCTTTTGCTGCAGCATCATCTCTAGCCTTCTTAGCAGCAGCCTCCCTAGCCCTACTGGCAGCAGCATCGCTAGCCTTCTTAGCAGCAGCATCCCTAGCCCTCTTGTCAGCAGCAGCTTTAGCGTTCCTCTGCTGAGCCTCTCTAGCAAGTCTATCTTGCTTAGCCTTCTCGTCAGCTATACGTTGGTTTCTAGCCGCTTGTTGCTTACGAAGCTCCGCGTGACGACTAGCATACGAGTAGTCACTAGCGTTAACACCGTACCCAGCTTCAGATGGCATACGACATATCTTAGCCTCATATGTACTGAAAGGGTTATACATGGTATCTCTCATTGATATATCCTTATTGTATTAGATACTTAGTTATTATTAATACTTAGGTATTAAGTACCCTTAGAATACTATTAGTATACTATATACACCCTCGGAAACCTTAAAGTTATTATACACTGGTTTGTAAGGTTTGTCAAGTACTAAATTACATTATTATTATTATTATGACTGAGGTATCACAGGCCAAACTACAGAGTAAGGAAACCCATCTTGATCCGTTATGTCTCTTAACTCAGTTCGGTATGATAGCCAAGCTGAATCCTGAAATAAGGGTGAGTCAGACACTTGTGTCCAATCTGACTCGGTAAGCAAACGGTCTCTCTCATTACGAACACTTAATGCTAGTTCTTCCTCTGGAATAGGAACAGTAGTCCACTTTCGTACCCAACTTCCATCTACTAGAACAGGATCCCCCAATATAAGACGCTCTATTGATTCATCGTAGTCAGGTTGTGGCTCGTTAGTGCAGATATACACACCATACGTAGCCAGTAGTTCCTCAGTAGGTTCTTTAGGGAAACTGGTATTTGGATTGTCTTTCTTTAGCTGCGTGATTGAGTAAGATGCAGCTACACCGTTATTTACTAATATATACATTTTTATAACCTCTTCTTTACGCCTCGTAGATAGAGAATCTACAATCAATTCCATCTCTGTTAGAAATCATCAGTATATCCTGTTTTTCGCTAAATGCTACAGAAAACGTTGGACCGATAGGATCTGTGTCCAGATAACCTGTGTTAACGGCTGTAGATACGTCAAAAGGAGTACCCAGTTCAAACGCAGCTACCCCTTTTTCACGAACTGAACCCTTTACAAGTTGTGTACCTTTGGAGTTAAACCAACCGCCACGCATCCAACGGACAGGGTCACTAGTATCAATGCTTGGTATAACTTTCGGAGTGGTAGATACTAATGAAGCAGTTGCTAATGAGTGGGGAGTTGACATAGTCACGTAATAGGCTTTATCGGCAACATCTATTATAATCCACCCACTTCCATCTTCGTATGGATACATGAACTGCCACGTTCCTCCAGACCCAGTTGCAACAAGTGGAGACATAACATTTGATGAGCCTACATAGGATAGAGTAGCGATATTGTAAGGTGTACTTGCAGCGTACTGATAGGCTGTATTTATGCTACCCGTGGCTGAGCCACCGTCTTCATGGAAATAACAAAGATTACCGTCATCGGCCCATATAATGGTAGACCCTATCTTCGTCCAACCAGATGAGGATGGTGGTACACTTCTAGCGGTTATGTTCATACTAGACCAATCCCAAGGACTACCAAGAGTTACCTCAACGATCTCCTTGAGAGGGCGATCAATCAGCCATACTTGAGTACCGTCTGGTTTGACCTCCATACCTTGATCCAGAGCCTGTGCAAGATCACTTACCCCTGATCCGAAATCGGTACCATTCTTGTTGTAAATAGGGGAACTCTTGGCTGCGTTGTATACGAAAGCAGAGAGGTCGATACTAGGAAGTCCACCACTTCCAGCAGCTCCTATTATTGAGTTTCTTAACATCTCTATAACTTCTCATAGACACTGAAGTAATGTTCCCGTTGGCTTAGACAGTCATATACAACCAATTTACTTAAATCATCGCTAACGCTTACACCTCTCGACCAAATATTGTTATCTGCACGAATTAACCTACTTTGCAGGACAGCGGTAGTGAAGTCAAAAGCCTTTTCTAGTTGATAAGAGTCTATACTGTCTATACCAGCCGTTACAAACAGCTTACCTTTAGGATGAATCCAACCACCCCAGATGCGGATCTGGGCTTGGAATGGAGTAGCAGTGCTGGATATTAATGAAGAAGTCGTTACTTCGAAGTTAGTTGACATAGTCGCACCATATATCTTAGTATTAAAACCACCGTCATCTGTTATGTAAAACTGGCTTCCATCTCCATCTAATAAAAGTGTGCCTATCTTGTTAAATCTATCAAGATAACCATCATTGGTTACTACAGAAGACATTACACTCGATTGGCCTGCATAACTCGCAGAAGCCAAACTGAAAGGTGTGCTTACATTGTACTGATATACAATCTTTGGTGAAGTTTGGCCTGAAATCATATAATAACGAGTACCGTCTGGACTCCATGCAGGAGTAGTTTGCATCCCCTGAGTATCAACTGTCCTCGTATATCCTACACTAAGGGAAGAGAAGTCCCACGGACCTGCTCCTATCATCTCGTAGGTCTCGGCCTGATTAGCATCATGCAGGTAGAGTTTAGTACCGTCTGGGCTAGCGGATACACCTCGTATTTTGATGTTTGTCCACAGCAACCCTAGAGTTGGACCGTTACTGCTATTGTCATGGTAAGTTATCGAACTCTTGGCGGGGTTGAGTGTGTACTCAGCAAAGTCAAGACTAAGAACCTCTCCACTACTACCAGCAGCTCCTATTATTGAGTTTCTTAGCATATCTTCATCTTCCTTAATACCTTCTACAATAGCAGGTGTAACTGGTTTAACATCACTAGTCTTTTCTTTACAAAAGAGCTTACGGAGCCACTTCTTTATTAAAGACCAAAGCTTCATGCTTCACTATTACCTACAAAGGCTCCATATACTGTTCCACCAACTTGCCATAGTGACACTACGGTATTACCAGTTGTTCCTAATTCTGGTGGAAGGGTATCATTGTTAACCCAGTTCATTGCAGGCCACGTTATAGTATTTGTAGTGGGAGCTATCATAAGGGTCATAGAAAACCCATCATTAAGTGACTCTGTGTATGTTGTGTTACCTGTTAAAGTGTGAGTTTGAATAGTCCCATTATCGGGGTCTAAGTCAACAGAAGTTCCTGAGAGTACGTGTACTTCTTCAACAATAGCAGCCTCAAATTGTGCATTCTCTTTGACGTTAAGACCCTGTGTGTACATAAACCCTGCTGCTGTTATTTCAGCAACGTCTACTATGTTTCCAGCAGATATAACGTCACCAGCTGATGGGGTACTCGAACCGCTTGAGGCGTGTACGTTCTGAAAGAGAAACCGACCATCAAGCATTTGGAAGCGAGTAATAGGCCCGTCATTCTGAGCTTTAACACCTGCAGTAGCTGTGTAGCCGTTATTGGTCAGTGACAGAGTGTCAACAAACGAGAAGCCATTATTCGGACCTTCTAAAACACCCCGTGCACCTACGTGGATACCATTATAGACCAAAGATCTGTCAGTAGGTAGTGTACTCTTAACTCCCAGAGCCTCTCCTCCTGCTACCGTATCGTCTGTAGTTATGACGTCATTAAAAGAGTCAGCTTCTACATTACCTGTTACAGTTGTATCCCCTGACACTTCCATTGTATTCGTAGCGGTAAGAGTTATAACAGTGCTTGTTGCGTTATCATCTATACCTAGTTTTGAAGCTTCTAAATCTACTATTGAAGTATCAACATAGGTCTTAACTGATTGTTGAGTAGGCACTGCTGTATCACTATTAGATACCATGTCGTCTTCGTCTAGTATGGCGTCTATAGTTACCCCACTACCACCTACTTCTAAAGTCTCAGTACTGATATTAGTTACAGTAAGGTCACCTACACTATCAACTATAGTGAAGTTAGTAAAAGACAGATAGCTTAAAGTATCACCAACCGAAGCCGCTGAGGTCAGTATGATGTCCGTTCCGTTAGTAGCTGTATACTCTGTAATATCAATAAGTTTAATACCATTTAGATACACGTCTACATACTTAGGCTCATAGCCTAAAGTGTTAAATACAGTTTGACCAGCAGTTGCTACAAAGTCTTGACGGTTCTGTGTAGACTGAGGTACAGGTACGTTTCCTATGTATCCTGACATTACTTATAATCCTTTGTGATCTTCGTATGCTGATTTAACTGCTAACGTATGTACCGCTTCACAGATAGCCTGTACTTCTGCACTCTCGCCTGACACGTTAGCATCTGGTGCTACAACGTGGCGTGAGAATGAACGGCTTAACTCTACACCGTTTTCAAGAATAATACGGGCTGTACGTACTTGTACAATCTTAAACTCACCTACTATTTCTATCTTGTCTACTATTGTTTTCTCTGAAAGGGCCATGTTGACCTCCTTATTAACTATCAGTTGTATAAACTAGGGTTCCCCAGTAAGTGTTACCAGCCAATGTTCCTCTGTCCAAGGCTGCTCCTCCTGGGTCAGCTCTAAAACCCACTCTGTCAACGGTTTCAAACAATAAAGAAGCAGCCTTACTATCAGTGTTGTACGTTGTGTACCCAGCGCTTCTACGAGCATCAGTACTTCCTGAGAAGTTGCTAGAGTAAGGTATACCTTCTAGTAGAGCTGGGTCTGTGGAGAAACCGATGTTAGGTAACTCAATCCAAAAGTGAGCAGTGACAATGTCTCCAATCTTTGTATAGGTACCAGAGCTACTTGTGACTTCCCCAATAATATTGGGTACCCAAGTACCCTCCTCGTAATCATTCAGAATATCAGTACCAGCTCCAAAGGTTATACCGTTGGTTGTATTAAGGACGCCTTCAACACTGAGATCACCACCTACGCTAGCATCACCCTTTATCTCAGCTAGGGAAGCTGACAGGAAGACTGCCTCAGACCCTAAGTAACCAGCCATTAGGTCTGCTCCAGAATTGATATGATAACGTCAATAGAAGCACTATCACTTGATGTTACAACAACAGTATCGAATGCCTCTAGTATGATCTTACCGTCCAGTACACTGAGGCTTGATCCAACGGGGACAGGTGCTTCTTTAACTAAGTATACACCCGCTGCCTGTACAGACACAATTACTTGTTGAGAATATGTATTAGCTACTGTCATTCCAATCATAACAGAAGTAGTAGCCGCTGGAACAGTATACGAAGTAGAAGGTGAAGTACCTACTGCTGTATCCGTTGAGTTCTTAAAGACGTTTGCCATATTGTTTAGTTCCTTATCCTAATGCTATTGAAAGAGCAAGTGCAGTGCCTGCTACGTCTACATCTAAGTTAGTACGAGCATCTTCCTCATTTGCAGCCCCTGTACCGCCACTAGAAACTGCTAGAACACCTGTAGTAGAGATATTAGACAGGTCTATATTAATAGTACCAGAAGCTGTTAAGTTAGTAAAGTAACCTTCAGCTGGGTCAACAGCACCTACTGTAGTGTTGTCTATAGTACCACCGTTTATGTCTACTGTAGTTACTGACCCTAAGTCAGACCAAGTACCTGTCAGAGAGCCACCGTTAGTTGCTACTAAGGTTGTTACTGTTGCAGCAGCAGGTGTTGTACCACCTAGTGTAGCGTCTACAGTACCTGAGTTAATATCAGCACTTGTTATGACTGCTGAGTCTATTGACATAACGCCTGTTGAGTCAGCTATCGAAGCTGAGTCTGTACCATCTTTAGCTTTTATGTTAGTTACTTCAATCGTTGTTAGGTCTAGTGTATTCGTATTGACACCTGCAAAGGTAGGAGTATCTGTTGTAGACACACCTTGGTCTAAAGCCTTGACCGCAGTTATGTTAGTCAGCTCGCTATCCATAAGAGCACCAGCAGCTTCAACATTAGTTGTATCTGTTACATCAGCATTACCTTCAATGGAGTCTAACTTAGTACCATCAACAGCTACATCACGCCCATCTACAGTACCATCCACAGTGATATCACCTGTAGCACCTAAATCAGTGAAGCTACCAGATGCGGCTACTACACCACCTATAGTAGTACCGTCTATTGTACCACCGTCTATATCAACTGTATCGGCATCTATACTAGTAAAACTACCAGTGGAGGGTACATCTGCACCAATGGTCGTTCCGTCTATCGTACCGCCGTTTATGTCCACTGTGCCAAAACTAGGTGAGCCTATAACGTTACTAATAGAAAGTGTCCCTATCTCAACTGTACCGTTAAAGTAGGCATCTTTGAACTTAAGTAGATCAGTACCTAAGTCCACATCGTTAGTAACAGCAGGGAACAACACCCCGTCTACTAGTTTAATCTGTTCCTCAGATACATCAGATACATTGATAGAGAAGTTAATAGTACTTGCTATACTGTCTACTCTTATCTTGTTAAGAGGATTAATTAGTCCAGCATCACCTATAAGGCCTATAACTGGTCCTTCAGATGCTGAACCGTCATGTGAGTGTCCTACCTGATTATTAAAGGCAATAACAAGAGCCTCATACTCAGTGTTAGAGTCTGACGCTTGTATAACGTCACCGTCAATATAAGAACTTTGGCGTACATAACCTGACATTTATTATAACTCCCTTAGCGTCTTGCGCCCGTAGTGAACTCAAGCTGAAAACCCTTCAGCGTGTATGGATCGGATATACCTTGGTCAATAACACGTATTGCTAATGCGAACCCCGAACCCTCAATAGCTTGTCTTACTAGTGGGTTACTCTGACCACCATAATTAACAAAACCATAACGACCTGTACCGTATAAAGCCACAATCTTAGTTGAATCAAAAGGGTAAGGATCTGGTCTGGGAACATCTGAGGATTCGTAATCGTATCTAATATATAAGTTAGAGTTTACAGTACCTTCAGGTGTATAGTTAATGATAATACGTTGAAATGCTTTACGAATACCTGGATCACCAGCTGTGATATCTGAACTACGGTAACGTCCAATAACAGGACTGCCGTCGAACGTAGTACTCTCTTCAAGACGGTAAACTCTACCGTCATAACCACCGAAGATAACAAAGTACTCTCCTAAGTATTCTTCAGTATCAGTACAAGAAGGTCGTATAGCCTTTGTGGTAGCGTACTCGTATCCTTCTTGTTTACGAGTACAAATGACACCTACTGTGCTTTCCTTTGGTGTCTCAGGGTCACTAAAGAATATACGGTATTGAGTCTTGTTAGGTATAACTAGAGACTCAAAGTCCGATACCTTAGTCTGACCTTGAAACAACTGTTGAACTTGAGAAGAGATAGAACCTAAGTCAACGTCACCAATCTTGTTTGTACCAGCAATAGTACGAAGACCATCAGGTCCAAGGAATACAATGTCTCCTGCAAACTCCTTGATAGTCCATCCGTTACGACATCCAATACTTCTAGTAATAGGTGTAAGTACATAGTCTTCTGCTGTAGAACCACTTAACCTGTAGATACGGTTAGCTGAGAAGATATACAATGAATCACGAAAGACAGTCAGACCTGTAACAGGTTCATCTACAACAAAGCTACCAGCGCCGTTAGCTGGGTCAAAGTCGTCTGATGTAGTTGGAGCTGTGTAGACCACTTCCTGTGGATTAGCAGACATACCAGCGTAGAATCCAGTATTCTTAAAGTCAGTTAAGTATTGAGGATCTAATGGAGCTAAAGCGCCTGTTATCTGGGTAACAGTAGACCCGTCCCACATTGACGCAGGGTTAGTTCCATCAGCGTATATTAACTTAAGAGGACCAGTAAGAGCACCAATTATAAACTGGTACTTATTAGCTCCTGTACGTCCTGTCTCAATGGTAGTCCAGCTTTGTTCTATAGTAATGTTTAAGACATGGACTTCTGCTGAAGTACCTAAGGCACCTCTGGTGCAGCCTGTAAACTCAGTATCAGTTAAGCCTGTGTACTCTACGTACTCAGTCTCTAGTAGGAGGACTCCTGTGTCTGAGAAACCAGATGTGCTATCCACAACTAACGTAGTCTCACTAACCCCTACTGGTTGTTTAAGTAATGCTTTACCGTTTGTAGAACGGTATACTGCTGACCCTCTAGCTGCAATCACTTCACCTTTATAAAAGGCTGACATAAGAACTGGTTCAACAGGCGAGTCAGTATAGGGTACTTCTAGTCCCCAAGCTGTGTATCCATTTATACGGCGGTATCCACCTGTGGCAGAAGGCTCGAAGTTCTCTAGCTCTAGGGCCATTCCAGGTTTTATTGAGAAGTTAGATTTGTTAAGTACGAGTCCACCTTCAAGAGGGAAGACATATGGACTTAGGCCAGATTCATCTGCCATACTTGTCTACCTTTCTTAGTTTAGAATGTGATTACAGTGGAACGTACGTAGGGGTAGTTATTAGAGAGTAGCGTACGCATATCTGTAATACCTGTTTCAAACCTAGCCCAGTTAGCTTCGTACTGCTCTAGCTCACCTCTAAATTGGTAAGAGTAAGCAGTAGCACCGTCAGCTATAACTTGACGATGTATCTCAGGTATAAAGGGTACATCTAAAGGAGACACTAGAGGTAAAGGTTTGTATACATAATCATACTTAATTGAATAAGCTTTGTCTGGGTAAGGGTAAAGTAAGAAGTTGTTATCAGGAGTACGTACAATACGCCTAGGTACAGCTCCTTTATCGGCTTCATCTTCTTGACTAATAAACTTAGCAACGTACTCTTTGTATGCTAGTATTACTAGTTTAGTTCCAGTAACACCTAAGTTAGTATCTCCTACTAAACGGAATGTATCGTAGTCTATAGACTTAGCGTTATAAGGAATGAAGTAGCGGGTCTGACCAGCAACTAGTAGGTCAGTGTATGTTCCATGGTTAAAGGGCCAGTTAAAGGCAGAGGTATCAATATAGTTTATAGCATCATTAACAGCATTCTTACATTGAACTTGAAATCCTCTTGCAGCACCAAAGCCAGCGTCAGTAAGAGTAACCTCGTTCATACGAGATAGGACTTCATTAGTTAAGTCTAAGTATGTATATGCCATCTGTCACCTTATCTATTAAATAGGTGAGACTCCCCCGAAGGAGAGCCTCTGTTAGTGTAGGTTAGATTATCACGCTAAGTTGTACTTGGCGTTGACAAGAGCTTCGGGCCTAAGTATCTTACGGCCATAGAGATGCATACCACGAACAATATCAGCAAAGCTGTCTGGGTCACGGTAAGTCTCTGTCTTGTTGATTTGCTCAGCAGTAGCTACAGCAGAATCATGTCCAGCTACGATAACACCGTAGTTAGCATTCTGATCTGCAGTACCTGTAGTTGCTGGGCCAGTACCAACAGACGGTAGGTTGTTAGATACGTAAACGCGGAAGCCATTCCACTTGCTTAGTACCAGACCGTTACGAAGCGCACCTGTTTCACCGAAGTCGGCGTTCAGGAAGCGTGAGTCTTCGTCCATTAACACTTCAAGCATCACTGGGTCAATAATGCACCAGCGGCCATCTTTGTCAACGTTCTGTTGGTCAAGCAAACGACCCATACGGTTAATAACCATAACAGGTGAAGCGTACTCATCTGGAAGAGTAGTAGCTCCTGGGAGACGAGCAGCAACTGGGATGGAGTTATCTCCGCCAGCTGTGATGTTACCGAATGAACCTTTGTTAAGTTTCATTGTAGCAAGCAATTCGTCTGTACCAGCGTTTACGTCTGCGACAGTACCAGAGACAGTGTCATTAACTGTATCAGAGTTAGTGTGAATAGCAGACTGTTTGTAACCTGACAGATAGCCTAAGACTTCTTGGTCAAGCTGGTCAGCCAAGCGGTAAGCCGCACGGTTTGTAGCAAGATCAATAAAGTTGATGTGGCTATGAGCTTCTTCGATGTCATCCATTTTGAATGCAAAGTAGTTAGCTTTATCAACCACAAGTGAGAAGTCAGCGTCATCAAGGTCTTGCGCAGCAATAACAGTACCACGCTCATATGCGCTTACTGAAATCTCTGGCTCTTTAATGATGCGAACTGTGTCACCTTGCGAAGCAATCTCACCAAAGTAGTCGCTGTTAGTTACGTCCATGCAGATCGCTTTCTTGCGGAATGCTAATTGGACTTTCTTGGAATAGATAACTGGTGAGAAGTTACCGTTGGGTAAGTTACCCCAACCTGCTGCTGATGGAAAAGCCATTGTTTTATCCTTTCAAGATGTATTAGGCTTGATATATAAAGTACAAATGTACTCCATTAAGGGAACATAAACAATCATGGCAAGAGGCTAACGTGTCTTAGGGTGCATTCAGTTCAAGTATTAAGGAGATCAAGCCTTAAGAGATGATCAAATGGGCCTATACTTGTTAGGTAGTTCTTAGTGATTTATTAGTGTTCAGTAGTGGTTCCGTCGAACCTAACTGTAAGTATAACGCTATGTATCACAACGCTATACTCTCAGTTATATCATACTTAACATCAAATGTCAAGTACTATTTTATATTATATACGATTTATCTTGCTTTACCTGAGATATCGTATACAAACTTACCAGAAGACATAGCTGTTTGTATCTCTTCATACCTATCTTCAAACTCTGAATCAGACATCTTCTGTACATCCGACTCACGAATCTGTGAGTTTAGGCTATCAGAGTCAACTTGTGTGCGACTCTTACGTTTAGTAACTGTCTTAGCGGCATCTTTAGCTTTAGCCTTCTTAGCTGAAGGAGTTAAACCATTGTCTACCTTGTACAAGTCAAGAACACGTACAACACTCTGGGCGTCATCTGAGTTCTCATATAAAGCATCACGTACCCACTTGGGCTGTTCTTCTACCCAATCGTGGAACTCATCTGCTTCTCGTAGTTCATCAAAGTCTGAGTGAGCTTTACGAATAGCTGTTTCAGCTTTAGTTCGAGTAGCTTCATACTTTGCATCATCTAGTTCCTTGAACCGAGTTTCCGCTTGTTCAAACTTAGCTGATGCTTTCTTATCAGCAATAGTTTCTACAATAGCTGCAATCTCAGGGTACTTAGATGCCCATTCTTCAATATCTTCATCAGAAGAAGGGGGACGGACTGAGCTTGAGTTAGTAGATTCAAGTGAAGCTTTCCACTCTTTCTCTTTCTCAGCCATATGGCGGCGTAGGTCACCGTAACGTTTCTTAAATGACTTCTCTTCGCGTGATAGGTTAGAGTCATCTTCTTCTTGTGTCTCCTCAGTCTCTTGTTCAACTACATCTGAGGCTTCTTCGGGTGTATCTTCTTCGTCACCCTCTGCATGAGCCTTAACTAACGCAGCAATCTCTGCTTCGTCTGCGTCTAGTTTAGCTTGTTTAGCTGCGTAGTTTGAACCTCTGTCAGAGAATCCTTTAGTTGGAGTTGACTCTTTTACCATTTCATTATTAGCCATTATGTATTCCTTTATGTTGGGGTCAGCTTATAGCTGAGTGGCCTTATATATTCTATCGGAGTTATTAATATTACTTAGTCTTACGTCCTAATCCTTTCTTACCTTTTGAAACCTTTTTAGCTTTATTCTTTGCTTCCATGTCCTTAACTGTCTTAGTCTTAACTCTAGGTTTGACGATACCGCCTTTAGCCCAAGTGCCAGCACGTCCAGACTTACCATTGTTATCGTAGCCACCGCTGCCATCACCGCCTGTTGGGTTACCTTCATTACCTGATTTACCTTGGGCATTGTAACCACCTTTAGAGCTGTTACCAGACTTCACACCACCTTTACTTGGGCGAGCCTGAGGACGTACACTTGTAGTAGGCGCTGATGAGCTTCCAGTACCTACTGACCCTTTACCACTTTGAGACGTAGAAGTAGTTGTAGTCTTTCTAGGTGATACTAAGCTTTTTACTTGATCAAATAGACCTTGCTTTTTAGCGTTCTCAAAGCGTTGAGTTCCGTTGTAGTCATCCTTAATGACACCGAAGCGCCCTACCAGACCTTTATCTTCAGCATACTTGTCAGCAGCGTCACGTACCTGTTGTGCTTCCTTCTTCTTACCGATGGAGTCTAGATACTGAGCATTAGCATTAGCAATAGAAGCTGTACGCATACTTATGACGTCACCACCTAAGTCTAGAACCTGTCCTACGGCACCGCTACCTAGTCGTCCTACTACGCCACCTACAATACTTTCACCTATGTTACCAAAACGGCTAGTACCATCGTTCTTAGCATCAGCAGCTTCTGTGGAACCCAGTGTAGTTAATGTTTGATTTACTAAGGAATCTGTGTCTGAGTAGTCAAACTTAGAAGTCCAGTTACCACCGAAGCCACGACCACCACTTCCTGGGGTACTCTTACTAGCATCTCCTTGACCACCGCTAGGTTGTCTAACGGAGTTTCCTGTAGTTCCTGCTCTGTCGTCACCAGTACGTGGCTCTCCCTCAGAGTTAGGGTTTTTGATTTGACCAGCGTTCTTAGCAATATCCTGTGCTTTCTGCTGAGCAACAGGCACACATATGTTCTGTTTCTCATCTAGAACGTAACCTTCTGGACACTGAACCTTAGAAGTATAAGCAGCTTTAACAGGACCGTTACCACTGTACTCAGGTCTAGTAGAGAAACCCATACCGTAGTCAGTCGCATTCCATTTGCTCATAAAGTTAGAAGGGTCATACTCACCTACACCAAACTGCCTTTCTGGTGCTTCGTAAGACGAACCTCCTCCTCCTCCTCCACCACCTAGACCTACCAGCTTCTTAGCCTTTTTAACAATACCACCTATGAACAGTTCTTGTGGTTTATCCTCTTCACTAGGTAGATCTTCCTTAGAAGGCATCTCCTTAAAGTCACCTTTTTCATCAACCTCAGTCATGTTATCTTTATTAATAAGGTTATCGGCTTTAGTAGGACTTTGTATCTGCATAGTAGATAAATCTTGATTACTTCTAACCTGACCTCTAGTTCTAGCCGCTGGGACTAAGCCACCCATCTGCATCTCAAGACCTTCACCTTCAGACCTACCTTCATTAGCTAACTCTTCGTTACCTTTCTTAGCTTTCTTAAGGAGTTTCTCGAAGTAGTCAACTCCAAAGAACTTAACTGCGTAAGCTGGTATAACAAACTCACCTTCAGATAGTTTAGCATCTACGTCATCACGTACGTTCTTGCCTGATACTCCTTCTGGAATCTCATTACCTGAAATAGGATCTACGTCCATACCTTCAGTTGCAGCTTCTTCAAACAAATCATCCATAGTTAAAAGGTCTCCGTTCTAGCACCGTTGACTTTATCACGAAGCATCTTAAGGCTACGCAACGCTTTGATCTCACCTTGTATTCTATAAAGCTCTTGCTGTTCGTCTCTTTGCTCAAGTTGTTTTTGTGCAAAGTGGATACGTTCATCTAACTCAGTATTAAAGGCATCCCACAAAGCTGTAGAGTTTACTAGTTGTTTAATAATCATTATTGGTTCCCTTGGTTACGTAAGAGGCCATGTGATGGCTCCTGTGTTATCTAGTACTCGTTTACGTGTGTACCCATCGGCATCCTCTGTGATCTCTGCCTTCTTCTGTACAGGCGTCCATCCCAGCATTAGCGTTTCGTCATCATCACTAACAATAGATGTTGTCGTTGTTCCGTTCTGTGAACGTATTGCAGGTATCAGGGTCGGTGATGCGTTCTGTGCTACAACTGTGATGGGAACGTCAGCTACAACGTATCCTGGGCCTAAGTTTCCAACTAACTGAACAACTGAAGGGTCAGCATCTAGAGTTGACTCGTTAGCTACCATGCCAGCACAAGGAATGTATTGATCCTCTGGTGTAGTAGGTGCGATACCCTGCCCTATAGTGCCTCTTGCGAGTGGTACTGTATAGGCCAATTCAGCTACACCTGTTGCTTCATTCCAAGCGTAGACCTTAGCTGTACCCTCGTAGGGGCTTGCAATAGCAACGCCAGAGGTACCGCCATCTCCTGAATCATCAATCCAGAAGGGCTGTGCAACTACCTGAGACATAGCTGATACAGGGATCATAGGTGAAGCCTCAAGACCTGCTGTGTCTGCACCTGAGTAAGCCACTACAAGACCATTAGCCCGAAGTCTTGTAGCCCCTCTTGGTTCATAATCTGGGTCGTTAGCGCCCGTAGAGGTGCCTGCGTCAAAGTCCACGGGAACTCCAGGACTCACTGCGGGGAAGTCCCCAGTAACGCCGTCACGCACATAATACTTAGACGTTGTGTTGTCGTAAGGCGCACTCACGTAACCAGAACGAGGCCATGTGATGCCGTCGTTTGTTAGAGGCATTACAAGACGAGCATCATAAAAACGCTGGCTTGCGTCTGCTGGGTCTCCAGGAACTAGCGGAGGATTAGTCCCCATGTATGCTTGTATACACGCCATAACGGGTGACGTACCTGACAGGAAGTATTCTCCATTCGCATTCGTGTAGAAGATCGTAAGCTCAAACGGCTCAAGGTTGCGAGGCGCTTGATCTTCTACTTGATTACCATTCCTAGTGAACGTAACCGTAGAAGGTAGAGGGCCGTTGACCACAGTGACTTGGCCTGTACTGAGGCCTTCACTTGGGTAGTTGTTAGAATTACGAAACGCATACAGGAACGTACCCGTAAACGCTAAGCCCAGAGACAGCAAAGGCATAGGGCTTTCGTTACCCCCCTCTATCTGTTCACCCATACCGTAGAAGCCTTGGGTGCTTGTGATGATTGCCCCAGCGCTTAGTCCCGTGAAGCAGATAGGTTCACCTGCTGACATGAACTCTCGGTGCAAAACAGTAGAGCTGTTAAAGTCAGCACCACTGGCATATACCTCGACAACGTTACCATTACCTAGGCTACAACCTTGCACTTTCCCCGTGTTCGTAGCGCCTACTGCAAGTACCGTCAGTGCTGGCTGTCCATCTTTAGCTAGTAACGATTGCTCTAGTGCCAGTGCTGCACCCTTAGAGTTCGCTATGCTATCATCAGGGGTTACGCCTCCTCCTCCTCCATCATCAGCTCCCCGCCAGAATAGGAATACACAGTCTTGATCTATAGAGAATCTCTCACCTGCTCCGTAGGCATTAACTGCGATAGTCCACCATGTCCCGTTGTCTACAGGGTCAGCAGTAATATCAAAGTTGGCGTAGTTCGACTCAGCGTTGTTCTGTTGTATGTATATCTTGTCACCTTGCCTAAGCTCACCTAGGAGGTTAGCGACCTCTCTGTTAGGAAACGATACCCAAGATAAGTCTAAAGATGTGATGTCATTTATCTCACGCTCGTCTGTCCTAAAGAAGTTAGGGTTAGGTTGTCCTGCAGTTGAATCTTGAAAGAACCATTGGAGGTCTAGGCTTGGTGTTCCTGACGGTCCAGCTACGTAGACTAGACCATCCGTTCCTAGCGTAGCCGTATTGTCAGCATCTGTTGAAACCGCTGTTGGACCTTCTGGACCTATAGGACCTTGTGGTCCTTCTGGGCCTTGCAGACCTGTATCACCTTTAGAACCTTGTGGGCCAGCGTCACCAGTGTCACCTTTAGGACCTTCTGGACCTATCAGACCTTCTGGACCTATCGGACCTTGTGGCCCTTGTGGTCCTTGTTCTCCTTGTTCTCCATCAGCCGAGCCAAAAGAAGACCATGTTCCATTATCATTCCTGAACTCAAGAGTGCCTGCTTGGTTTCTGAATCCAGCATCATTTACAACATCTGTGCTAGAGCCTTTGGGTCTAATAAAGAACTCACCGCCCTCTCCAAAGACGAAGGGCATATGTATACCACCGCCGTCTCGTTGATTCCAGACTTGAAGCTCTGTACCGCTTGTCCCCGCTCTAGCTAACCGAGCTAACACTCTAGTAACGTTGCTATCTATAGTCATCTCAAGACCTGGGTTTCCAGCCTCATTGCTTTGTAAGCTCAGACGACCATTTGTGCCAGTTCCATATACGTTAAACGAACGCAATGCCGCAGGGGAGCCAAAGTCTCCCTTTGCCGCAGTTATGGTATCAACGTTTTCTAGATTCTTATTATTTGCATCAAGATTGGCTGCAAGTACTGGTGACTTATCGTCAAACAACTCAGTCTGTAGTTCTGGTCCTGTAGGACCTTGATCACCAGTGTCTCCCTTGGGGCCAGCCTCTCCAGTGTCTCCTTTAGGTCCTTGATCCCCTTGTAGACCTTGAATACCTTGTGGACCTTCTGGTCCTGTAGCACCTTGTGGACCTTCGGGTCCTGTAGCACCTTGTGGACCTTCGGGTCCTTGAACAACACTATCGTTGCCAGCTGGACCTTGTGGACCTTCTGGTCCTTGCAGACCTGTATCACCTTGTGGACCTTGAATACCTTGTGGACCTTCGGGTCCTAGACCACCTTGCGGACCTTCTGGTCCTTGTGTCACATACGGTAGGACACTGTATACGTCTGTGCCATTACCTATCTTAAACTGGTTAGTATCAACCTCTACAGCAAACTCTCCTTGAGCTAGAATAGGATCTACGTCTAACCAGTTACCTTGTGTATCTCGTCTAATCTGAATAATATCAGCCACTGGCGGTTCCTCCGTTAATGTGCTGCGTTACTAAATAAACAGATGCGGCAGCACCGCCATCTACATTATTATTATTATCAGCAGGAGGTACAATGATGTTACCACCACCGCCTCCTCCTCCTACGTAGCCTCCTGAGACACGACCACCTTTACCAGAGATACCAGCTTTACCACGTACATAACCAGTATCTATTGTACGTCCACTGTTTAGTTTAATCATCAGGTGATGATCTTCACTAACCCATGCTTTAGCTATACCGTCTCCATCTTCACCGTCAAGACCATCAGAACCATCTTGTCCTTTAAGACCTCGTAGACCTTCTTTACCTTCTTCACCCTTGAGACCTTGTGGACCTGCTGGTCCTTGGTTACCCTCTGGGCCTTTCAGACCTGTGCTTCCGTCTTTACCAGCTGGACCTTGTATTCCATCCTTACCGTTACGTCCGTCTACACCGTCTCTACCGTTAAGACCATCAATGCCGTTACGACCATTAAGCCCATCGGCACCAGCTGGGCCTTGTAGACCTTTATCACCTTTGTCGCCTTTAGCCCCCTTAGGTCCAACCACATTACCTAAGTCTAATGTTAAACCTGAAGACCAAGAGCATATGAGCTGTCCACCTTTCCTAAAGAACTTAGGTGTCTCTAGAATAGGAGACCTTTTGTGAAACTCCTGTAGCTTAGCAGTTACAGTACGTTCCAACTCTCTGTTATCTTTAGCTAAAGCACCAGCTTCCTTCTTAGCTATAGCTATGATAGTTGCTAATAACTTAGCATCCATTACTGAACACCACCATTATTACCTAAGTATGAACTTAGGGAAGCCTCTAGTCCACCCTCTGGTCCTGCAGGTGGAGTACCTGCGTTACCTGAGAATCCTTCTTCTCCTGGAGTTGGGACACCACCTGTTCCTATAGTACCACCTCCGTTACCAGAGGGGTCTCCACCTTCTGGTGCTGCCTCAGGTTTAGGAGCTTCCTCAGGGTTAGCTTCTTGGAACTTCTTAAGTACTTCAGCTTGAAGAGCAGCTTCAGAGAAAGAGTTGACTACCTTATCAGCGTCTAGGTCCATTGACTCAGCAATCTCACGTATGATGTAGTCCATCTTAGCGAAAGGAGCTAACACTGGGTTCTGTACAACCTGTAAGAACTGTGTAAGACGTTGACTACGTACTTCGTTAGCCATTAGAGAAGAAGTACCACGGGCTTTAACCTCTAGGTCTCCTTTGATCTCTGGGTCATGGTCAAACTGCATATTGAATGAGAAGAAGGCTTTACCTAGAGGAGCTAGGAGATAGTCATCTACATTCTTAACTACAGTACGAATAGAACCGTTAGCAGCAGACATAAGCATTGAGATACCTGATGCTGTACGACCAACACCTGAGACACCTGTCTGCCCATGTGAGAAGCTAGGTAAACCAGTTGATTCATCAGCTAGAACCCTAGCCTTATCAAACATCTGCATATTCTCTTGAGATACGTTAGGGAACTTAGTACCAAAGATAGCCTGTCCAGGAGCACCACCGCTTCTACGGAAGACTTTCCCAGGATATATTGACAAGTCTTGGCCTGGAACTAGGTTGTTTTCATCAACTTCTAGTATTAAGTTACCTGACAAAGCAGCGTTATCTACTGACATACGCATGAAACCATTCATTAAGGTTTGTGTGTCATCCATGTTCTCAGCTAGTCCTACCCCAAAGAAGGAGTAAGGATTGACTTCATATGGCATTGCGTAGTAGGGTATTATCTGTGGGTTAAACGGATTCATAACCAGACGTAGTACCTGATCATTACATATCCAAACATTGACATTTAACTGATCTGCATCTTTCAGTTCTTTAGGAATATCAACGTTATGATCTTCAAGTACTTCACGATCTACGTAACCCCAGAACTCAAGGACTTCATAGCGTTCTGTTACTACTTCGGTAGAGTCATCTTCCATGATAGACTCCCACCACTCTTTAGTGTACGAAGGCCCAAAACCCAGAGCTAAGTCAATAGCGTTATCACGGAAGAAAGGACGCTTCTTAAGAGACCTCATCTGAGACTTAGACATCTTATGTCGTTCAACAATGTACTCAGCTTCTTCCATAGAGTTAGCATCTGGATCAGGGTAGAAGTTCCATATAGAAACTGCATCACATTGTGGTATTGTCTTAATACGTGGTTTATAGTTACCCTCTTCATCCCAGTTAGGATACTCTTTGTCTACAGCAAATGGACCTTTCATAACACCTGTGCCAAACAATGCGCATTCAAAAGCTGCTGTACGTAGCTTCTTAGAGGCACTAGACTCGTCTAACTGGTCATGTATCTTCTTCTCCATCTTCTTAGCTGCTACCATTGCAGGGTAGATAGTAACTTCAGTAGCTGTACCACCGAGACCCTCTTCTAATGAAGAACCTACAGGTTCCAGTTTAGTCTTAAGAGAACCTACCCGTTCCATTAAGTCTGGTAGTGTCTCTCCTGGCTTTAGCTTCATGTCATCCATACTAGGCTCTGAGAGGCTCTGAGAGCCGCCCTGAGCGTCCTTTTTAGCCTTTTGCATATCAGAGCTGCTTTCGAAGTGTACAGCCTCTGTAATGCCCTCTGGAAGCGTTGTAGGATCTACTGAGATAGGAAACTTGTTATTACCGAATAGAACTTCAGTAACTTGACCATATGCAGCTAATACTTTAGTCTTAGTAACTTTAACGAATACTCTTGACTTTTCAGTAGATGTAAAACGAACATCAGGGCCATAGAGACCCCGATAGTTACGGTAAGCTACAATCCAGCGTTGCTCATCTATGTAACGAGCAGTTTCAGCTTTAGAGAAGCGTTGAGTAACAAAACCTACTACAGAACCTACATTCTCATCTGTTTTATCATCTTCTTTAATATCATCAATATACGAAGATACTGCTTCTTCCATGATGATCTCGTTTGTATCTTCATCCATACTGTCGCTTCCTTATTAGTATCCAAAAACATCGTCAGCAGCTTGAAACCCTGCGCCAGCCGCATTAGGGTCATAATCAAACAAGCTACTTCTTGGTCTAGTCATCAGTCCGTAACGTAAAGCATCATAACCGTGATCAATAGGACTCTTAGTATCTACATCATCAGGGTTATTCTTATCTAAAGGTAGTGAAGGTAGTTCAGTTATAATGTTCTTACAGACGTTAAAGAATACCAACCTAGGTTCTTCTGTAAACTCGTCCACCTGTAGTCTTCTATGCACTTCGTTCTTACCAGCTATACGTGACCCTTTTGATCTATCTGAAGGTCTCCACCTACATCCTCTTTGTATCATCTGCTCAGCTAGAGACGGTCCTGTGTCACCTCTGTTATGCCAAAGTGAGCTATCTAAGACTCCGTAGCGTATCTTCTCACCACGTTCTATGTCATTAACCATACCAGCTAGGTCTACAGCTGTAGTCTTATTAACATATAACTCTCTGTATACAACTATCTGCTCAGCAGGTGTTACTGCGAACCATAATACAGCTGTCATACTTCCGTAACCGTAGTCACACGCTCTGAACTTAGACCATGAATTAGGTATATCGTAGGGTTCTACTACATGGATCTTAGGTTTAAACTCAGTAAATGCTGCACCTTCTGATACACTCCAATCGCCATCCAGTAGTTGTCTACGTTGATGCTCAGGCATTGAGAGAAGGTTAGCTTCGTACATACCATCTTCAGCTAGGTATGGGTTATTAAACAAATTAGCAGGTATAAACCTACGTTTAAACAAAGGCTCCCCTGCGCGTGTATGACCCTTAGGCCAACATATAGTTTCTCCGTATTCGTCAGTAGCCCAGAAAGTCTTATTAGCTGGGGAAGGATCAATAAAGGTCTTCTTCACCCAGTGATGTCCTGGACCTCCTGGGTTTGTAGTAGCTCTCATATAGAGAGGTAACCCAGAAGCTTTAGTTGTACGTAGACGTGATCTCATATAGTTCCAAGCGTAAGGAGTAGGCCACTGTGTAAGTTCATCTAAGCCAATCCAATTAAAAGCTTGACCTTGGTAACGCATAACGTCATCATCTCTGTCAAGATAAGACATCCAAAGAGTAGCACCACTTGGAGCTATCCAAGTCTTATCTCTTTCCATAAACTTAATCCCAGGAACTGCTTTAGGATACAGCTGCTTAGACACCGAGATAAGCTCCCGTAGTTCTTCAGTACTTCTACGTACTAACAAGCCACGGGAGTGAGGGTTGTTAAAGTAGCGTACAGGGTCAGCTACCATTGCGTAGCTCTTACCACCTCCTGCTGCACCACCGTACAACACCTCTTGTTCATTAGATGCTAGAAAGTCTGTCTGTGGACCTTCGTTTGGTTGGAATATGATATCCTGTGCTTTAGCTACATTAATAGGTTCAGGTATCACCGTCGCTGGTATAGTCTTTTCTATCTTCGTCTGTGGTGTAGTATCTTCTTGTTTGGATACCACCGAGCCTTTCTTGGTCGAGCTTACGCGCCGTTTCCGAGGCTTCTTTGTAGCGCCTTTCATACATTCGATAGGTGATACTTTCTTGACGCCTTTTGTATTCGATGCTGACACGTTTGTTTAATCCTACATGGGAGATGTACCGTCCTGACTCTTCAGTTAACCAACGGGCTACCATACGTAATGAGTATTCTTTAAGGTACTTCTTAGCTATTTCTAGTAACTCTAGTTCTGATGGAATAGGAAGTAATAGATTCTTATCATCTTTGTCTTGATAGTAACCAAAGGGTACATGCCTACCTATTCTAACTATAGGAAACCATTCACCATCCTCACCACGCTTAGGTATTCTCCAAGTTTGGTCAGGATGTATGTAAGTCATCTTAGGTGCTTGTTTACGTTCCATTTAACTCTTATATCACATTATAAGTCATTTGTCAAGTGCTAATTAACTAATTATAGTTTCTTATTAGTAGGAGTAGCCATTAGCATTTCCACCTAGCTCTCGCGGCTTTCCCACGTTCACCTGTCCAACTCTTAGAACGACTGCAGAATGCTTTACGTCTCTTAGCATCTTTACTTCCAGGTTTAACTTTACCTGTTACAGCAGTCTTTAGCTTAGACCCAGGGTTAGCGGCTCTATGAGCTGCCACACCCTTTTTAGTCATGCCAGCCCCTTTGGACGTCTTCAGGTAGTTAGCGTTCTTACCCTTGGTTGTCTTAGGAATAGCTTTCTCTGCTTTCCTAGGCATCAGTCATCATCTCTTTTAGCTGGTAGGATAAACAGAGGTTCAGCTGTAGTGACTTCTACTTTATCAGTCTTAACAAAACCAGCGCGATCCATTATGTCTTTAGCTGCATTCATTCTCTCTTTAGCACCTAGCATATCCTTAGAACCCATAACACTGAACATTGTATACGCAGCTTTAGTAGAACTCTGTGCAATGAACTTACGAGTTAACTCAGCTATCTCATCAACTAGAGCAGCTGTTATAACAGATGTAGACTTATTATCTGAGTAACCAGCTAGACGCTTAGCAACTAGAGGGTCTCCCTTAGCTTCTTCAAATAGAACAGCAAGGAACTTCTCTTGCTTCTCACTTAGCTTTCTACCAGTTTTAGTATTAATAGTCATTATTACTTCCTCCTAGGTGTGGGGTTCTTCTTACCGTAGACACCTTTAGTACCCTTACGTGAGAAACTACGATTAGCCGACTTAGGCTTAGCTTTAAGGTTACCCCTAGCGTTATCCATTGGGTTACGATTCTTATGGTCTACATCTTTACCGTCTCCCTTCTTAACAACGCCAGTTTTCTCTAACTTCCTACGAGCACGTTTCCGTGCAGCATTCTTAGCTAGTTCAATAGGAGTAGATTGAAGCTGACGTTCTCGTTTGTAGTTTCTAGGTTTAATAGGCACTTTATAAACCTTTATTAATAGAAGACGAAGCAGTCCCACCTTTGGGACTACCTGCGTTATTCTTTGAAGTAGAAGGTGTGTCAGGCTCTTTGATGACCATATTTATGTCACCACTAGCTGTTCCACTGTTCTTAACGTCACGTATGACTGTGCTTTGCATATCTATCACCATTCTTTAGATTGTTATTACTTCTTAGCCATTCTATTAGGAGGTACAGAAGCTCCAGCTTTAGCTGAGAACCGCATTGGACCCTTACCTTTAGTAGAGGAGCCACTCTTCTTAGGAGACTTCTTAGGAGCTTTCTTAGGGCTACCTTTACTGGAAGGAGATGCTTTAGATTTATAAGATGGTTTGGATGGTGTGGATGTTGTGCTGTCACTCTTCTTCTTCTTCTTTAAAGGACTTTTAGGTGCACCACCCTCTGACTTAGTGAAATAGTCTCTAGGTTTACTATCAGACGGCATACCCTTGTCATAAGAACCCGTACTGCTAGGACGTCCCTTTGGATACTTTGATGTTGAGGGCGCAGCCGAAGAACCTTTTCTGGTACTACCACCACTTCCACCAGTGCTTTTACCTCCACGTCCAGGTTTTACAACAGGATCGCCTGTGCCTTTTCTTAAACTTCCCATATCTTACTTCCTTTTCTCTTCTAGTTGTTCTAGCCTAGTTATTACGTTATTTAATAGTAATTCTAACTTATATTGTTTAGTTATATGGTACTCTACAGCTTCTTTTGGATCAAATGTATTTATATACTCCTCTGCTTCCCTAACCTTAGTCCAAATAACTTCTTGTTGAAAGCCCAAATGGGTTAATCTATTCTGTATCTCAAAGTAAGCTGTAGCAGCTAAGCCTGTAGCAATAACAATAGCTATTAGATTCTTAACAGGTAGTGTAATATCTGTATTGTCATTTACCTTTGGCATGATTCTTAAGCTCCGATAGAGTGTTAAACCCAAAGTAGCTACCTAATACAGCGCTGACTGCTATATAAGAGATACCTGCTATGTCAGCTAGAAGTGTTGCAGCTTTATCTAAACCTAAAAAGGAGGAGATGATAATAAGAAGAGGAAATGCCAGCATACCAGCTAGAGCAGCATACGACATATTCCTCTCAGCGTCACGTTTCTTATCAGCATCAAACATCTGACGCTTACGATCTTCAATATCTATCTCCTCTAGAGGAGTCACTTAGAGTGATCCCAGTTCTTAATGATCTTCTCACCACTACGACCTACAATATAACCGCCTACACCAATCTGTAGAAGAGTCCACAGTTGGTTAGGGAAGTCTATCATATTGGAAGTAACAGGCGGGTAGGCCATAGCTACAACAGGTATTATTAAGAAGTTGATAGCTATAATAAGTACGGAGACCATCATAAGCAAAGGACGCCACGATGAGGTGATCCAACTGTCTGACTTAGCCTCAGCTAATACAATCTCTCCTTGAATCTGTGTAAGAGAATCAGACTTCTGAATTAGAGCAAGTGTAGTTTCACGTTCTATCTTCTCAGCTAAGTTCTTGTCAGGTACAACCTTTTTAACTATATCTCCTAAGAGAGGAGCTAACAAAGGTATAAGTGCAGGTAAAGCCATTACTTTAGTTTCCTTAAGTATATTGTAAGAGTGGCAAAGACAGTGGTATTAAATGCGAACCATACATAGTTGAATATGTCGGCCCCCCAGAGTATTCCATTGAAGTAGGCGGTAGTCCATCCTGTCTGTGCGATTAAGTATAATAAGCAAGCTAGTATCGTTAGATAGACTTCTAACTTACCTTTGTGTTTGTATATTAGGGAGGCTGTAATGATTAATAAGATACAAGCCCAAGCTGTTGAAAAGGTATCGAGGTACACTGAGTACATCCTAAACCTATCCTTTCTCTTTTGGATTGAAAGTCGTATGTGTGTGATATACTGATAAACAGTAAAATCCAATAGATTATTAAACCAAATACGACTGCCCCCGCCACCATAGATGGTATATTAACTACTGTATTCTTTAAATTAAGAGTCATAGCGAAAGACCTCCCTTTACGACAAATGCTAGTATTGCAGATATTACACCGCCGATTAAGAAGAATTGTACCTTTTCTGTGAAGGCTTCCTTGCTTGTCTGATCTTGCTTTAAGTCGTTAACTGCTTGTTCAAGCAGTGCTTGTTTAATCGTTAGTTTGTTAATCTGCCTTTCTAATTCTTCTCTTTCTGATGACATCAGATCTCTCCAGTCTTATGTCTCTTTAAGTATGGGTGAATTAGCCCCTCTTGTTACGTCTCCTGCTCGAAACGACACCTGAACCTTTACAGGTGGGGCAGCTTACAGTTGAACTAGATGTTTGACTGCCCTTATCTTTTGTATATGCATCATTATCATTATTAATATCATTATCATTATAATTAAGGTATCCTAGTACCTCAGAAGAGGTAAGAGTACAGGCAGGATCCCATATAACCTTACAGGCTGAGTCTACTTTCCATACAATAACATTATCTTCTGGGTAGATACCATTACGAAACAAGTCTTGTTCAGCTTGTCTACGGGGTATAATCTCAGGTGGTTTAGTCCAATTCATTATCTGATCAGCAGCTAAGGAAGTATTACCAGAGTTTAGAGTCTTAACCCAAGTAGCTGAGGAGATAGCACCTGTGTTATAATGAAAGCTTACAGCTGCATCAAACTGGTGTTGCTCAACTGGTACTGTTATAGCTTTAGCTACGGCAGCTTCATACTTAGCTAAGTCAATCTTAAATACTTGACACACATCCTCAAGCGCATCGTCTAGGTTAGAACTGGAAGGCATACCTTTAGGTAGACTAGCTGGATCAGGAGACCCAGCCGCCTTAGTATGTCCAATACCGTAAGTGAGAACACCTACAGAGTCGAAGTAGGGAGCAGGCACTACACCCTCATGTTGTACGAGTGCGTATATACCTTTATCACTTGTTGTCTGAGTCATTATGATTCATTACGCTCCTGATTCGTAACCTACGATACGACCATCATGTTTGATATAGTCTTCTCCAAAGCCAACAGCACATACTGAGCCACCTGCTATTGCTCCCACAGCTGTAGAGATACCGCTAGTCATTGCTGCAAGTGCTCCAAAGAGAACAGCACAGCCAACTGTAGCTACTATAACTTGCTCATCTGTGTAAGGTGTATGCTTAACAGTAACTGTGTGAGCCTGTGTAGCTGTCGCAGTGGTTATAGCTAATAAGGTAATAAGAGTTATTGTCTTAATGTACGTATTCATGGTAGACTCTCCTAGTTTGTCGTTGTGTATTCCCAATCTCTAACACGATCAGGGTCTCTTACTTCAGAAGCTGATAGTAACCCTTCAAGGTACATACAGCGTTCCATTCGATCTAAGGTTATCCACTCACCCGTGTCTATAAAGTACTTCTGTCTAACATAGAATACATCAGAACGTGGTATATGTATATTCCTAATAGCCTTTATGTCGCCATCTGCTAGAGCTGAATAGAAGTCTTCTAGTATACTGTCTGCGTCAAGTGGTTTTCTGTTAAGGTTATTATTATTATTATTATTAGAGAAATAAGAAGTAATTGTACTGTTAGTACTCATGTTGTCCTGCTTACGTTGCTAGTATTGATACGTGTTGTTGATGCTGTTGCTACTGTTAGTTTTCATTACAGGACTCCTCAGTTATACCATAGAAGTCTCTATTTGTCAAGATAAAAGTGTACTTGAAGGTTAAATACTTATTGTACTGCGACAAATATAGCCTATAAGAGTATTACTTAAAGTATAACTGTTAGGCGCGAACCTAAAATATGGTACTATAAGTATACTTTAAGTATCTACTTTAATATTAATAATATAGGAGTTATTATATACTCTAAGTATACTTATAGTATTACTTATAGTCTTAAAGTACCTTTAAGTATACTTATAGTATTACTTATAGTTAGTATTAACTAAGTAGTATTATTAATTAGAGTTATAATACTTTAAGTATACTCTATAATCTCATTATGTTATACTATAAGTACAGTTATACCACGTATTGAGCTGAATGTCAACCCCTAAAGTGAACTAGTAGGCGGAATGTTGCCTATATAGAGTACTCAGAGGCTTACATAGGCGGATATCCGCTTATATTCAATATGTGATCTAACTGTCTAGTTTCCTGAGAGTGAACAATGTTCACTAATAGTGATAATAGTAAGCTTTGTAAACCTATCTGTTAGCTCAGTGGTTAACAAGACGTAAATACCCCCCGCTGTCATTGGTCATGTATATAACGCCCCTAGGGCTGGTGGCCCCAGCACCCCCTGTTGCACATATGTCACACCATATGTTGTATATATGTCACACTGTTGCACAAATGTAACACCCACTGTTGCATAAAGGTCACACTATGACGATCTGTGGTATATATGTCACACTATGACAGCCATGCGTTTTCTGCATAGCAGCCATGATGTATGCGCATACCGTGTCTGGAATCTGGGATAGGTACGGATCGGACCTACTATTTATATATAACCTACCCATCAAACGAATAGGACCACATCGGACCCATCTGTGACATTTATGCAACTACACATATTGTTACAGCCTGCAATAAACCGTGATAAGCTATTGACGCTCTTAGACCCTCTAAAACGGCCCATACAGCGCTGTTTTAGCTTTCCCTACCCGTACCCCATAAAAACACGATCCGTCATTCTAAGGTTTTTATCCAATGAAATCAATGACTTACAGGACCCATTCCCACAGATCATAACGGATATGTTACAATAGCATAGCTAACCCCATTGACATTCCGAAAGATCTATCTCACGCGCATACGCGTTTCCTCATTATCTGAGTCGCTGATCTTAGACCTAATAGGTCCGATTCGGTCTTATATGCTGATACTTGACCCCAATACTATGACGCTAAAACCCCATTCCTGTAACCTATTGAAAACATTGAATAATCTTGATTATCTTGCGGTTGAGCAAACCTCTTTTCTTCTAACCTATTGAAATCATTACATAATCTTAATTATCTATACTATGATCTTTATAACCTATTGAAATCATTACATAATATTAAAACTGTAACAATTATCACAAGTTTTATCTAATGAAATCAATGACTTATAAGAAAGTTTAAATAATTCAATAATAATTAAGATAAATACGAATCAGCTAACCCATTGAAAACATTGAATAAATCCAGACTGACACTCATTTTATCCAATGAAATCAATGGGTTGACAACCGTCTGAACTAAACTTAAGTTAAATCCAAGACAAACGAGACATAAAACGAACTGGCCTTCAGCCCATAGTTCAAAAGTCCTCTTAGTCTGACGGCCGAGTGATACGGCGCTGCAAACCTAGACGACGTTTGACGCAGCTAACAATACGAGGGTAAACATAGGTAATCCCATAAGGCGAGGTTCGCCATCCAAAAACAGGTCCGCCAGCACAGTCCAGAGTCTGGCAAGGTTATAGCTTTAACCTAAAGAAAAGCAAACGCAAGTAAACAGATAGAAAGCAAACTTGCATAGAATATGGTGGCGCGATAACGCTAGTTGAAACTGTTTATCTTGGCCGTTTGAATGAATCCCTAATATTGGGCCTCGTTTGAATATCTAAGATAGAGGGAATCGATTCACATAGATTAGGGCGGGAACGTGTTACATTAATCTGACAATTCGATTATGAGTTGTTATGCAATCAATGGTGATTGTATAATTTAGCATAATTAAAGGAACAAACATTATGACACGTTTAGCAATTATTACAGACACAAAAGCACTCACAAACGAAATCAAAGCAATCGGCGCTGCGTCAACTAAGCTTCAAGATAGGATCCAGATTGCAGCACTATCAGCCATGGCTAATCATGCCGAATTTGGTCAAGTAGCTTTACTCAATTTGTTGGTCGCTAAAATGGGCAACGGATCTAGGGTCAAGGCTCTTATTGAGTTTATTGATCATTGGTCAAAGGCTGATTATGACGCAGAGAATAAGACATTCGTTCATAACAAAAAAGGTACATTCGACCTTGATGCGGTAACAGGCCATTGGGTTGATTTTGTAAAAGCAAGCGAATCAAGTAATGAGTTTAATCTTGCAGAAGAAATGGCCAAATTGGTCAAGCGTTTAGAAAAGGCTGCAAAGAATGACAAGGTCAACGTGGTAGCATCAAAAGGACAACTTGAAGCATTGGCCGCTGCCGTAAATGCCAAGTGATATTAGGGTAGCCATCTAACAAGGTGGCTATTCATAATAACACTTTGATGGATAACATATGAAAGGAAAACAGTATGATCCAGATAATCAAGGACGGAGTAACGCTAGGTCTCTTATCGAGTCTTAACGCTAAAACAGCTCTTAGACTATTGAGCGATGCTAAAACAATGCGAGTTGTAGCACAATCACAAACAACGATATGTATTGAAACCGTATAACAGCCAAGAAAGGCGACACACTATGACTACTATGACAAAACCAACAGAAGCGACAACACAGAGACAAACAACAGGTGAGCGCTTGGGCGTTATCAGGAAAGGAATTGAAGATTTAGAATCAGTAAAAGTTAAGGTTGGCATGATATGGTTGAGCGCTAACAAGGCCGATGACGCGCCAGAACATATTGAGGACGGCATTACGGATCTTATGATACAGATAGAGAAACTTAAAGCACAATTACGTGATGAGTATAGCAACACAGTTGAAGGAGTATAAGACAATGGAAAATGGAACCCAAGTAGTAGTAGGCGACTTAGTTTTAATCAATGCTGAAGGTGGACGTGTTTGCATAGGCGACAGGTTGCAGGACTTTAGAGGAGACGATTGCATCGTGACAGGTCTAGGTAATCCACCACATAAGGCTGGATCTACTGGACGCATTGAGCTAGATGGATGTGAGTATTTCCCTAGTGTAGCGGGTTGTGAGTGGGTTAACTTTATTGAGAAAGGTTTGGTAATATGAATTATGATGATTATGTTTATTACACATATGAGTATGACATACTTGACATCCTAGCAGAATACGGTTATTAATGTTTTAGTCTATGCACTGGTGAAAAGGTGCATAGCGTAAAGCAATAATGCTTTAACCACCATGGAAGGACAAAACATGGACTCTACTAAAAAGATCGCAGCAATCACAGGTGACACTGTACTATTTGAGATTGACAACAATAAGGCTGGTAACCCAGCGCTTAACCCGTCACTTGTGGGCTTGGATGCACTAGATATTGATGCTAAGTTTCTCTAGATATTGATGCTAAGTTTCTGCGTCACATTTCAACGGCTCGTGCAATGGGTAACATGACAGGCTCTTTTACCCAATGCATAGGCTCATGGGGTGGCGTTATGGCTGTCGCATACATGATGAATCGTGGTGACTACGAGAAGCTAGTCAAGGGTTTCTATACTTTAGCGCAAGATTGTGTGCTAGTGGTTCCAGCTGATACAAGACAACCCGCTTATCTTGAAATGCCAGATGGAAAGCATGAAAGCGTTGGACCTATGGTTGAACTGTTTGGAAGCATCGAAAAGTCGATGGTAGATGGTTGGACGTATAACCCAGTGACAGGTAAGACCTTTTCTTGTGGTGAGAAGGCTAACGAAGTTGTAGCTGATCGTATTAAATTAGATGAAATGGAAGGTGGATACTGATGGATCTTGGTTTGATCGTATATGGTGGGTTGTGCATAGTCTTAGGACTATGTGCAATCGGTTTTGCAGTCATGTTTATAATGGATGACTTCAGATGAATCAGGAGGGAAAGTCACACACTATGATTACTATGACAAGAAACACAAAACACGATGATCCATGCGATAACGTGGGCCATTGGCTAGACTTTATAATGAACAGGAAAGGTTAATAATATGACTAGATTTGAGATAAAAGGCGTAGCTTGTTTTGGTATCCTTCAGGAGGATTCTAATATTGAAGTATTGTTTGATGATGAGGAGTTGGACTTCATATGGTTGACCCGTGATCCAGCCAAGTACCCTACTTGGACTTCTATTGTGGCTAAGTGGCAAAAGAAGGCTGAGGATTGGGGTACTGAGTTGGTGGAAATGGGTTGCGATTGAGTAACTATAGTTTGTGTTTTGTAGTATATATTAGGAAAGGTTTATACAATGGAAGAACAAGTAACATTTGTTAAGTCAGGTGACTTTATTGAGTTTGGTACCAGTGGTTTGTACAGGTTCCATAGAACTGTAAAGGATTGCAGTGAGTTCAAGTCAAGGAGGGAGGTTCTAGCTGTAACCAATGACCATGCTCAGACATACTCAGTCGTTTACGCTGATGAGAGTGGCCTGTGTAGCTCAGCATACGTATCACTATCAGGTGGTATTAGCTTCTTTAGTAAGAAAGACAAGGAGTCATCTGAGAAGGCTGTGTCAGCCTCTGAGGTACCCTCTTACAAGTGGGGAGATCTTACTACTACTGCCACCCGTCTACTGAAGGTCATCAATGGGCTTGAGGGTTGCAGTCACAATAGCATCGGTCGTTGGTTGAAGAATCTCTCATCTGACTTGTTTACCCATATAGAACGTGAGTCTCTATTCACAGCTACACGTATCTATCAAGCTACCATGGTCTCAGATGGTAAGGTAGCCTTATTCCTTAATCAGAAAGACTTTAACCGCAACCGTAGCACTACGATGAAAGCTGGACGTGCCTTTAGACATATGTTCCAGAACATGAGTGATGCGCAGGTTGCTAAGATCACAGACTTGTGGATGGATGAGACTGCACCACGTAACTTCAAGTTACGTACAGGCAGGACTATTGATGACTTTAATATCGCATATACTGAGGAGCGTACTAAGTCACGCAACCTGTCAGCTACGAAGAATGACTATAAGTCTCTAGCTATGTCATGTATGCATACTTTTACTCTAAGAGCATTGCATGAAGGTGAGGATAGGGACTTAAACCCAGCTAGTGTTTACGCATCTGGTGACTTTGAGATAGCTTATGTGGTAGAGGAGGACGAGGAAGGTAACATCGAACGTATCGCAGGCCGTGTTATCTATAGCGTAGGTACCTTTTGTGAGACATCTAAAGAAATCATTGACAGCTTCAACGCTCCTATCTATGCAGCTTGTGAGCAGTCAGGTCAGATTCTTAGGGATCACCTTGCAAAACTAGGTTGCTTAAGTTCTAATAATCTAAGAGAGTGGGACGGACTGCGTTTGCTACTGATTGAGGCAGCACACTACGATACTTATATAGCTCCTTACTTTGATGGGAACATATGCTGTGACATAGGCTCTACTTACCTTAACCTAGACATTAACGGTAGCTACGAATTGACTAGCACCGAAGGTCTATTAAAGGATCCTCAGAGATGTAATCATTGTGACTGCGAAGTTCACGACGATGAGGTATACTACGACGACGATGGCTATGCTCTATGTGAGCAATGCTATTGTGATAACTACGCTACTTGCTCTGTCTCAGGTGAGACTTTTCACATAAATGACTTAGTAGAAGTTAGGCAAGAGTCAGATGGTAGTATCACATACGACTATTGTCACTTGGATTACGCTAGATACTGCGAATGTGTAGAGCAGTGGTGGTTTGAAGATGACGTAACTATAACTCAGGACGGTGAGTACGTGCCTACTTGTAAGGTAGACCTATATCCTGAGTTATTCACTGAAGAAGTACAAGAGGTAGCTTAATGAGTAGTAAAGTAAACAGACAGACGTTGGTAGCCATGTTAAGGCACATGAGACCAGCATACTCAGTAGCAGAGGAAGCGTTCTGTAATGAGTATTTATACCCAGTGTTTGGTAAACCTGATGAACACGGTAACTATATCCATGTGATAGGTGACCAGCCTGACATCATGTTCACTGCACACACCGATACGGTTCATAAGATAGGAGGTCTACAAGAGGTCGTTATAGAGAACAGCTTTGCTACAGCGCCTAATAGTAACTGCCTAGGGGCTGACTGCACTACAGGTCTATGGCTCATGCTAGGTATGATAGAGGCAGGTGTAGAAGGTGTCTATGTAGCTCATGCAGCTGAGGAGATAGGTGGTATTGGTAGCACCAATCTAGTTAAAGATAGACCTACTTGGTTAAACTATATAGACATATGTATATCATTCGATAGGTTTGGTACTAACAGTATCATAACACATCAATCTTATATGCGTACAGCTAGTGATGTGTTCGCTAACAGTCTATCGGCTGTACTAGGTATGAGGTCTATGCAACCTGATACAAATGGTCTATACACTGACTCGTACGAGTACGCAGATGTAGTGGCTGAGTGTACCAATATAAGCGTTGGTTACTACAGTCAACACACTAGTAAGGAAAGCCAAGACCTATACTTTGCTGAGACACTGCTTGAGAGGCTCTGTAAGGCTGATTGGAGCCTCTTAGACGTATCCCGTGACCCTACCCTGCCTGACGTGCTGCATGAGCGCTCTATGGCTCGCTATGATAACTACGCTTACGAGGACTCTGAGGAAGATCTTCTAGCTATCAAGCGACTGATGGTAGACAGACCAGAATCAGTAGCTGGGTTATTACTTGAGTATGGCTTAAATGCTGAGGCTATGTTAGATGAGATGGGTATAGATGATCAGACATCATACCGTAACTACTACTACTAATACTTTAGAAAGGTATAAAACAATGTTTACATATGTAATAGATATTAAGAGAGATGGTGACCTTCAGGATTCACTTACTACACAGAGTTTGTCCAGTGCTAAGTATTGGGCAAACAACAACGTAGCAGAAGGTGATCTTGTAACTATATCGGAAGGTATAGAGGCTATAGATGGCTCTATTGATACGACAGAACATATACAGTCATATAGGATTGACCAAATAGACTTTCTTTAACTAATGTACGATTAGGGGTTGACAAGGTTTCAGACTGATGTTATAATTAACTTAAGGTTTAACTAAGAGTGTCTTAAGATTATACTAACTTAGTATTAATATTACTTAAGTAAATACTCTTAGTATACTTTAAGTATACACTACAAGGATGAACTAATGAATCTTATGAGAGACTACGGTACTCACGACATGGATGAGTACGTGAAGGAGTTAGCCTGTAGGTTTGCAAACACTGATGATAAGCTAACTGCTGTTTGCAGACTATCTACATCTCTACTAATTCAAATACATAACCTTGAGAGTTATATGCTTTGCAAGGGTTTAAATAGAAAAGACTTCGAGAGTTACTGCGATGACTTGCAGCATGACTTAAACAATAGGCTTCACTGAAAGAGGGACGCATACTATGACAATCGATCCAATAACATTCCTAATAAGTATATTAACTCTTGTAGCTATATACCAAGCCTTTACAATACATACAGTACAAGCTGACCTTGACGAAGTCATTGACAGTCACAACAGATTCGTAGAAGCTGTAACACAAGCAATGGAAGGACCATCAAATGCTTAAGACAGAATACCAAGTAACACCCTGCTACTTCACAGACAAGACAGATCACATTATATTTAAATCAGGTTCTGGCTTATCTACATTTCTACAGAACACAGACTACGATTGTGATGTTAAGGTTAAAACTATATTAGTTAATAAACCTAACCTTACTGTCGTATCACAACAGTTTGATGAGTACGGTAACTACGGTGAGAATAATGGACCGCTTAGGTAAGAAGGATACACCTACAGTAAAACACAGAGATCCAGCTTCTAAGCTGAAAGCTAAAGGCGCTCTTAGGACTAGACCTTTCTTAGATAAACGTAAGAGGTCAGGTCGTAAGGATAAACACAAAGGAAATCACGATGAGCCTAGATGACGTAGCTGTTGCTCTTATGTTCAAGTTCATACTTTGGACAATACTAGTTGGGCTTATAGGTCTAGCTGTTTTAGTAAACAAGTTAATAGGAGTTATATTTTAGATGGACTTAGAAACACTAATCACATTCTTATCTGCTACATTCATATTTATAGTAATGATATTGGCCGTTATGATAGAGAGAGGATACATATAATGCCTAATAGATACCACATCGGATACACAGTTATAGGTACTATCGAAGTAGTTGCAACGAATGAGGAGGAAGCGGTACAGATGATTAGGGATACTGATTCTAAAGTCTTACTAGAGGACTCTGAGTTGCACTTTGATTATGTAGTGGAGTTAAAAGATGGTAGATAATAATAATGACATTCATATCGCTGATCTAATAAACAATGATGATGGATCAGCCACAGTGACAGTGGAGTGCAGTGTAGAAACCTACAACCAAGTGTTTAACTATGGGTTCGTAGCTTTGTTACTGAAAGGAATAGAGGACGATATCAATGACTGATCAGATAAAAGTAACTTTCTTAAACAACATGGGTTGCGATAAGACTGTAGTGAACGCTGCAAGAGTCAGCTTCAATAAGCAAAAGCAAGTGTCTGATGTACTGGGAGAGGTTACAGTGATGCTTAAGAAGGACATCAAGTTAATCAATTACTTAGCTAAGCACAAACACCTCAGCCCCTTCGGTCACTGCTTCGCCAGCTTCCATGTCAAAGCTCCCATCTTTGTAGCACGACAGTTAGTCAAGCATAAGTTTATACGATGGAATGAGGTAAGCCGTAGGTATGTCGATGATGAACCAGAGTTCTACACCTCGTCTGTATGGAGAGGTAAGCCCGTCGATAAGAAGCAAGGTAGTGACGGTATAGCAAGGACAGACGTTGACGTTGACTTCGTTAATCACACAGCACTAACTGCTTACAATGATCTGTTAGCTGATGGTGTAGCCCCTGAGCAAGCCCGTATGATACTGCCTCAGTCAATGATGACTGAATGGTGGTGGTCAGGTAGTCTTGATGCCTTTGCAGATATGTGTAAGTTACGTCTTGCATCTGATACACAACTTGAAACACAAATAGTAGCCCAAGGTATTGACAAGGGTATGTCATTACTTTATCCTTACTCATGGAACGCATTAATGAATAGAGAGTTTAATAATGGCTAAACATATTATACACGTTAATCGTCAGTTCATTGCTAAGAATATCAAGGATGGTCTTGACCGACCAATGTACACAGTAAAGACTAGAGGGAACAAGACACCTAGATACGCAAAGCAAGTTAGTATTAACGGACCTTGCAAGCTGATTGGTAACGGTACACAGTTAAGTTGTGGAGCCAGAGCTTGGATTGAAACAGATGCTGACATCACTCTGGAAGCTGAGACAACGTTTGCAGAAGTTAATTCACTTATGAAAGGGGACATATAATGTCACAAGAGTTAAACAACTGGGAAGATTTGACTGTAGAGGCTTATGATGCTTGGATGCAGGACTTGCAGGGTGAGTTACAGGACTACGAGTCTTGCGATGATGAAGAAGGTGTCTACCAGATAGAGTGTGAGATCAGGGTATTAGCCTATTGCTATGCAGATCAGATTAAAAGAGAAAGAGAGGGAAAGTAATGAGCGATGAGACACACCTACCCTGTCCGTATGGCACTTGCGGTAGTAGTGATGCCTTTAGTTGGAACCCTAGTAAGGGCATTGGTATGTGCCACTCTTGCAACACAGGGTACCCCACTAAGGGTATGAATCTCTTACAAGTATATGATTGGGCAAAGGAGGATTATCCCTTGAAAGATAACAAAGAAGATAAACCTGTAGTACAGCGTCAGATAGCATCTGGTACTTACGAAGGTATTCGTAGTATTGATCCTGATGTATGTGAGTTATACGGTATTCAACTACAGGTAGACTCTGAAGGCTCACCTGTACGGTATGCCTTTAAGTGGCCTAACAATGTAAAGTACCGTGGTTACGATGAGAAGAAGTTCTGGTTAAAGGAACGCTCAGGCTTAGACGATCTGTTTGGTCCTGACTTCAACGCTGGTAGTTCTAACAGACTCTACATCACTGAAGGTGAGTTCGATGCTGCCAGCTTATACCAGATACTAGGTAAGACATTCCCTGTTAAATCATTACCTAGTGCTACAGTAAGCGAGAGGTTCATCAAGAAGAACTACGAGTACCTTAACTCCTTTAAGGAAGTAGTGTATGCTGGTGAGCAAGACCCTTCGGGTAAGGCAGCAGCTGAGAAACTATATGAGTTGTTTCCTAACAAGTTCTACTATGTAGCTATGAGTAAACATAAGGATGCTAATGAGTTCCTTATGGAAGGAGCTAAAGATGATCTCCTATGGGCAGCACGTAAGCCTCAACGCTTCTCACCTGATAACTTCTACATGGGTGACGACGACATCAACGACACAATCCGTAAGGAGAATCCATACAGCTACGTACCTACTGGACACAGTGGCTTAGACGATAAGATACGAGGTCTAGTTAAGGGTGGTCTAACCTTTGTCAAAGCACCTAGAGGTGGTGGTAAGACAGAGATGGTACGCTTCTTTGAGTGTGGCCTACTGCAAGATCCTAATGTAAAGATAGGGTTGATGCACATGGAAGAGATGAGGTCTACTACTTACCGTGCTATGGCTACCTATCAGATTGGTGTCAACGTGCGTACTAAAGAGGATGCTGCATCCAATAGCGTAACTGAAGATGCAGTCATTAAAGCAGCACAGACAATGGCTGATGATCGTACTGTAGTCTTTGAACTAAGATCACACGATGATCCTATGAAGCTGCTAGACTACGTTCGTATGGCAGCTACAGTCTACGGTGTTGACTACGTGTTCATTGACCACGTCCAACGCCTAGCCTATCTGTCGCAGGGTGGTGCCGACGGTGCTACTTCTTTACTAACAGCTATCGGCTCTCGCATGGCTCAGTTAGCTAAGGAGTTAGACATCGGTGTTATCTTCATTAGTCAGGTCAATGACGATGGACGTACAAAGTATGCTGGTTCATTAGAGGAAGAAGCTATCATATGTATCAAGCTAGAGCGTGACACTGAGAGTGAAGATGAGGACATTCGTAATACTACTAACTTTATAGTAGATAAGAACCGTCCGTTCAGTAAGCTAGGTAAAGCTGGTTCCATCCTATATGATCCTAAAACTACAATACTTAGTGAGGAGTTCTTAGATGTATAACGAAGACGAAGACGACTACACACCATCACCTATTAACAGTTGCTTAGACTACTCTGATGATTACTTTAGACTTGACTCTCCTGAGTTAGATATGTATGATAACAATAGACGTGATATGTTAGACTCAGTTGAGAAAGAGATAGAACGTATAGAGCTGAACATAATAAACTGTAGAGACTCAGCAGAGGACGATGGTACTCAGAACGTTGAACGTCTTGAGGATGAACTAGAGCTTCTTAAGATAGAACTGTATGCACTTGAGAAGTATTACTTAAAGGAGAACATATGCGTCTAGCGTATCAGAGGACAACACCATGAAAACCTTTACCATAACCTGCGCCACTTGTGGTGAGTTACATACTCACACCGTCAAGCGTAACCAGAAGGAGTCTACACGTAAGTACTGCTCCTCCAACTGTAGGTATAACTCCTACTATTCTAACAACAAGGATAAGGAGAAGCTGAGACGCGAGGGTTATGCTAACAACAACTTCGAGAGGAAGATATTAAGCAGGGTTAAACACCGTGCCAAAGCTAATAACATTCCTTTCAACCTAGAACCAAATGACATTGAAGTACCGACCCACTGTCCTGTACTGGGTGTACTGTTAGAGCGGTCCAAAGAAGGTGCGAGGGGGTATCACCCTAACGCAGTCTCCTTAGATAAAATAGACCCCGCTAAGGGTTACATAAAAGGGAACGTAAGAGTTATATCAGCAAGAGCTAATCTATTAAAGAATGACGCAACATTAGAGGAGCTTGAAGCTGTACTCGCAGACTTTAGGAGGTTAAATGACTAGAATCGCATTCTGCGACATTGAGACGAATGCTATTGATAACCCTGACAAGTGTTGGCTAGTCGGTGGTAAGATGGCTTGCACTGGTGAGGTATTTAAGTTTGAGAATATACACGAAGATACTGTAGCACGTAAGGCTGCTACTGAATGGCATTTATCATTGGATAAGATGGTAGGTCATAACTTCATACAGTACGACTTACCCTTACTAAACAAATGGTTAGACTCACGTCTCGATCCATACAAGGTTATTGACACACTAATACTGTCACGTACCTTCGACTACAACATAGAGACACCTAAAGGTGGTAAAGGACCACACAGCTTGAAGTCTTGGGGTATACGTCTAGGAGTCCACAAGGGTGACTACACTGACTTCGATAACTTCAACCAAGACATGATAGATTACTGGTATGGTGATCTAGATACTACTGAGGCTTTGTTCAATCACTTCAAAGCTGACGTCTACAGCAAAGGATGGTCTAAGTCTTTACGTACTGAACATGATCTACAGATAGAGTTAGTGCGTACTAAGTACTCTGGCTTCCACTTCAACAAGGAGTTAGCCCAACGTTTACTTGACAGTGTTACAGAGGAGAAGGATAGAATAGAGGAGCAGTTCAAGATTGACTTCCCATCTAAACTATTACACGTCAATACTATTAAGTACAGAGTAAAGGCAGATGGTACTGAGTACTCTAGTGTAATCAAAGCTAAGGATACTTACCCACTAACCAAGCGTACAACTGACGATGAGTTGTTATGCTACGACTATGTACCATTCAAACCAGCAGCCTCTAGGGACAGAGTAGATGTTCTTTGGGAAGCAGGTTGGAAGCCCTTCGAGAAGACTAAGACACACATTCTCTTTAATAAACTAAAGGTAGGTGATGCCTACGGTAAGAAGATCAAATCAATGGATAAGGAGTTCCACACAGCTAAGAAGAAAGACTTACTTAAATACGGTTATACTGTATCAGAAGATAACCTTACTACACTGCCTGACACAGCCTCTGAGGGTGCTAAGTCTCTAGCACAGTGGTTAGTCCTAGAGGGACGTAGAAGCTCACTGAGAGAGTGGATAGATCAAGTAGGTAGAGACGGTAGGATACATGGTTCCATTAACAACATAGGAGCATGGACAGGACGTTGCGCACACAACGCTCCTAACACCGCTAACATACCATCAGCTTTCCACGGCAATCCGATTAACGCAGTAGATGTTATCAAGAGTAAGTACGATAAACATCTAAGAGAGTGTTGGGATGTTCCGCAGGGTAGCTGGCTAGTAGGTTGTGATGCTGATGGTATCCAACTACGTGTACTAGCTGACTACTTATGGAAGCACTACGATGCTGATATGTATGCTAAGGCTATCATGGAGGGTAACAAGGAGGATGAAACAGACATACATAACATGAATAGGAAAGCTTTAGATGTACCTAACGGAACACGGGACATGGCTAAGACTTTCATATATGCTTGGCTACTAGGTGCTGGTGTAGATAAGACTGCAAGTATCCTAGGAGTTAACGCTACAGAAGCCGCAGCTGCACGTAGTAGATTCGAAGAAGCGATAGACGGTATGTCCAAGCTAAAACGTAGACTTATACCTAAGCTTGCGGATAGAGGCTACTTTGTAGGGTACGATGGCCGCAGGGTTCTAGTACCTAGTGAGTACAAAACACTAGCTGGGTTACTACAATCTGGTGAGTCAGTCTTGATGAAACATACTCTAATCAACTTCCATACTAAAGCTAGACAGGAGGGTATTAACTTTAGGATGGTAGGCTTCATACATGATGAGTATCAGATAGAGGTAAAAGGTACTAAAGAAGAAGCGTCACATCTAGGGCAGCTTGTAGCTGACACGATGTTACAAACAGGTGAAGATCTGGGTTTCAAGATACCAACCCCAGGTTCATATGATGTAGGTTTAAATTGGTTAGATACTCACTAAGCACTTGACACCTACATCTATCTATGCTATCATTACATTATAAGTTAACGTAAACCATATAGGAGATAAACATATGGCAACAGTAGTAGTTCAGATTCCAGCGACACTAGAATGGACTAAAGTGTTTGAAGTAACCCGTGATTGCGGGGAGTACGACATTGAAACAGATGGTGCAACAACAGTTGACATCATCGTTGATGCAGACGGTGAGAAGATCATCAAGGACGCTGGTATTCGTAAGCAAGGTAAACCAACAGACGGTGGTACTCGCTACAAGATGAAACGCCCTTGGAAGGATAAGTTTGACCGTGAGTGGGCAGCAGGTGCTCCTGACGTCTACACACCTGACGGTTCAAAGTGGGACCTTGATACTAACGGTATGATTGGTAATGGTTCTACTGGTATCGTGTTCGTAGAAGTGTACGACACTAAGATGGGCAAAGGATGCCGCCTTAAGGGTCTACAAGTTATCAACCACGTACCGTACGGTGACACAGGTGGTGGTGGTACCTCTATTAAACCTAAGAACTACACTGATGCAGCCCCAGTATCTACCCCTACTACAGCTACAGTGGCAGCGTCAGAGAATAGCGTAGAAGATATCCCTTGGTGATAAGGGCGACTACTTCTAGTTGGGGAGCCTACGGGTTCCCCTTCCACCCTATCTACCAAGGAGATACTAATGAAAGATATAACAACACTAGTAGCTGATATTGAGAATGTAATCCTAGGTCATAACGGATGGGATGATGCACTAGGTTCTGCTATGGGTTCTAAGATAGCTTCAATCTATAAGTCTAGATTCGGTAAGCCACAGGAGCCTAGAGGCTACTTATCTATGTCGTCACTAGGAACACCTTGTGATCGCAAGTTATGGTATAAGATTAACAAGACAGATCTAGCTGCACCTCTGAAGGCTAATGCTCTACTTAAGTTCAGCTACGGAGACATGATAGAGGAGTTAGTTCTATGCCTAGTGGAGCAAGCTGGTCACACAGTTACAGGTCAGCAGGACCGTATGGACGCCCACGGTATTAAGGGTAGTCGAGACGCAGTGATTGACGGTATGACTGTTGACGTTAAGTCAGCTTCACCTTATAGCTTTAAGAAGTTCAAGAACGGAGACCTTAGAGATCAAGATCCATTTGGTTACATCTCTCAGCTATCTTCATATGTATATGCAGCTAAGGACGACCCACTCGTCACTAATAAGAACTACGGCGCTTTCCTTGTCGTAGATAAAGTCAACGGACACATCTGCTTGGATATGTATGACTTCACTGATGAGATGAAGAACAAAGAAGAAGAGATTGATCGCATAAAGACAATGGTTAGTGATCCAGTACCACCAACTAGAGGCTTTAAGGATGAGCCTATGAGTAAGACTTCTCCTAATAAGAAACTAAAGATGGAGTGTTCATACTGCGAGTTCAAGAAAGCCTGTTGGCCTGACCTTAGGAAGTTTGTATACTCTCACGGTCCTGTCTATATTACTAAGCAGCGCACTCACATCAACGTACCTGAGGTAGAGAACTGGGATGACTGAACTAAGAGCGAGGACTTAACATGAACAGACGTAGAAGGGCTATCAAAGCTGGGTACAGGTCTGGTTTAGAAGAGGACATATCTATTGAGTTAATTGAGAAAGGTGTACAGTTCACATATGAGAAGCTAAAGATAAGCTGGCTAGACTCTAAGACTAGAACTTATACACCTGACTTCGTACTCTTAGATAACGGTATCATCATTGAGTCTAAAGGTAGGTTCACATCTGAAGACAGACGTAAACATAAAGAGATAAAGAAACAATACCCTGACTTAGACCTACGGTTCGTATTCACTAACTCTAGAGCAAAGCTATACAAGAACGCTAAGAGCAACTACGGAGAGTGGTGTATTAGGTATGGTTTTCAATATGCAAACAAGTCTATTCCTCAGGAGTGGATAGACGAGAAAGGTAGTAAATAATGAGTAAGACAGCAGTAGTATTCAGTTGCGCTCATGCAACACCCGAAGCATCTAACGATAGGTTCTCTTGGTTAGGTAAGTTTCTATATGATCTTAAACCTGACTACGTAGTAGACCTAGGAGACGGTGCTGATATGAAGTCACTTAACAGCTACGACACCCGTAAGCCAGAGTCTATTGTTACACAGTCTTATGAAAGAGACATTGATACATACAACGATAGTCAAGAACGCCTACGTCACTACTTTAAACAAGGTAAGCGTAAGAAGCCAGCATGGTACGGTTTCGAGGGTAACCATGAAGCACGTATCGGCACAGCTATATCGTATGACCCAAGGTTAGAAGGAACTAAGTATGGCATATCTTTCAAACATCTCAACACTAATAAGTGGTTTGATGAGTATCATAAGTACGAGTTTGGTGCTCCTAAGGTACACAATTACGATGGTGTGGACTACGCTCACTTCGTTGGTGCTGGTAACTTTGGTCGTGCCATTAGCGGTACTCATCATGCTTACGGTCTTATTCAGAACAGGTATAGGTCTTGTACTGTTGGTCACTCCCACAAGCGTGATATGTACTTTAAGGATGGCGTGGGTCCACGGGGTGCTATCGGCTTGGTCGCAGGGTGTTATAAAGGAGCTAAGGAAACATGGGCTGGACAAGCTAATATGGAGTGGTGGCACGGGGTGATAGTTAAACGACAGATTGAAGATGGCTACTACGAGCCTGAGTTCATAGGACTCGATACACTTCGTAAGGAGTATGGTGATGGAGTTTGAGATAATACTAAACGTAAACGTAGATGAGTCTACGTTCTATTGGGATTGTGATCCTTCAGAACGTACAGCAGTTGTAGAGGAGATGATACGCAACGCTATTTGGGACATGGACGACAGTAAGTTAATTAATATAGAGGTATCAGAGATATGACTAAGAAGATTAAAGAAGTAACAACACTAGATGAATACTCAGACTTTGTAGAGAGCAAGATAATCACTGAGGGTGATGTACGACTAATTGAGAACGTACTAGGTCTAGTAGGCGAGTCAGGAGAAGTAGCTGAGAAGCTTAAGAAGATGATACGTGACAAACAGCAAGTCAAGGTAGAGGATATGATGAAGGAGTTAGGTGACTGCCTATTCTATATCCAAGCCATCTGTAACTTCCTCAACGTACACATAGGCGCTGTCTTACAGATGAATGTAGATAAACTTAATGGACGAGAAGAACGTGGCACCTTGCAAGGAAATGGAGATGATCGGTAATGAGTAGAGTTTGTAAATACCTGTGGCGTGTAACTAATTACTTAGTGACAAGATCCGAGCATAGGAAGACTATTAAGATACTAAACCAGATGTCAGATGCTGAACTAAATGACATAGGCATTAGTCGATGTGACAT